CTGAGCCAACTGAGTCGCCTGACCAAAGCCTTGATTGCGCAGGTTGGCTGACAGGTCAGCGGCTTGCTTGAGTGCGGCGGCATTGGTTAGTGAAGACTGCACACCTTGGCGTGAACCGCCAAAGGCTCTGGCTTGTGTGGCGGCCTGACGGTCTCTGAGGTCTGCCATCTGGCGGCTCGACTCAATGTCGGCAAGGCTGCGGTCAATGACCTCCTGCTGGTACGGATTCATAAACCCGCCAATTTCCTGACCAGTGAACGGGGTCAGTGATTGGTTGACGATCTGCTCTTCACCCGCTTGGTACAGAGGATTGAATCCGGCAAACTGCTGGACAGGCAATGCCGCTGCGACACCTTGAGCCTGACCAAAGTTTGTGAGAAACGCACTCTTGATGTCAGGATCAATCGAGGTTGTCGATACTGAGTTTCCACCTTTAGACATTTTTCGCCCCTTATCCGAGTAAAGATTTCATTTTTTTGGCAGGTATCTTGCCAGCGTTGATCATGTCCAGCAGCCCTTGGCCGTACTTCTTGACCGCTGATTTTTTGATGACATATTCGCCAAGCTGCAACATGCCAGTGCCGTCATCTGGGCCTGGTGGGTTAGGGCCGCCAACTCGGTCAACAGGGCCGCCCATGTTGTACTGGCCTTCACCAAAACTGCTACTGCCGCCGCCGTCACTGTAGCCACCATAACCGCCGCCGTCTCCACCAGTATTCTGGTCTGAAACGCTTTGTGCTTGCGCTGCTGCCGTGTCAGCAGCCAGTGCATCTTGCATCGACTGCATCGATTCAGCGTTCATAGCAGCATTGGCAGCAGCTTCAGCCGCTGCATTCATGTCGGCAATCTCACTGGCGCGAAAGCTCTCTTTGGCCGACTGATATGCGGCAGGGTTGACGCCCATTGCAATCAAACTCTGGTCGCTGACAAAGCCTGGATTCATTGCTCGTTGCAAAGCGCCCAATCCTGTATATCCAAAAGCCTTTTGGCCAAGCTGCGTGATGGTCGCCATCGTTGGATTTGCAGCGTAATAGGCCGCCTGCTCCGCAGGGGTCATGCTGCTCCACGCACTAGGTGCAGCAGCCTCAGAGCCGCCACTGCCACCACCGCCGCCAAAGCCAAGCTGACCGATTGCCCTTGGAGCATTGCTGTACATGCTGGGGTTGTAGCCGCCTTGAAAATTACTGTATCCACCCGACACACCAGCGTATGGATTCTCAAGCATTGGCATCCGGCCCATGATCTGCTGGTACGGGCTGACGCCCACCTGAGAGGATGGAGTAGCCGATTGGCTTTGGCCAAGCAGTCGCCGGAGTTCTTCAAGACTCAGCATTCCGAGATTTACATCTGTTGCCATTTACAACTCCTTTGCAAGTACAGACCACTGTGGTCTGTAACCTTCGTCTTTTAAAAATGTCTTTGCCCAGCCCTTGCGGCCTGCCAAAGTCACTCTGGTGCAGCCAATCGACTTGCCCCAGGATTCGATCATTGGTCGCATCCGTGAGAGTTCATCTAGGTCGCCACCAGCCAAGAAGTAATGCAAGTTCTTGAGTCGCGGATAGACAATGATCTCTGTCAATACCACCGAGTTTGAGGCTGGCCACAACTGCAATCTGTGATCCCCCACCATCTCGGCAACATCGTCAAAATTGTGTGTGCCTCCAGAGTATTCTAAAGCAGCCTCCACATGGTGGCGCAGTCTCTTCAAATGCTCAAAATCACTCATCGTTTGCCGCTGGCCACCGCATCCAGCCGCATCACCCCGATGCGCCAATCAGCCAAAACCGCACCCGTCACCTTCACATTGACCTGCCGCGCCATAAACCTCACATCCGTAGGGTTGGCCGCCGTGTATGGCCCAAAGGTGGACTGAGCACCAGTGGGATAGTTGCGGGTCTTGAATGAAACCACCGCCTCGCCAAGGGTTTGCTCATCTGGGACAACTTGCCGCACAGACATGAGGTTGTCGCCGTTGCCAAGCTGCACCGGCCCAGACTCAGCGTAGACGCTGGCGCTGTCATAGGCAAAGCCCACCTCATGCTCGTAGATGTAGCCATCGCTTGACACCAGCAGCGGGTTGGTGAACACACCCGCATCAGTGCCAGCAGTACGGGCCAATGAGCCTATGTTCCAGTGGTTTTCGCGGTAGTTGTAGGTGACATAGCTGTCATTCTCGTTGCTGCCGCTGCTCGGGTAGTACCACCAGATCTCACCAAACTGGCTGTTGTGGACAGCGTAGACCTTGGACGCTTGGTTGAAATTCATGTTGCTGAACACATAGTCAGACACATCGCTTGGCAGGGGCTTGACATATCCGTCATAAGTCCAGAAACCCGACTTGCTCATCCAGATGGCCGCCGTATCGATGGCCGCCACAGCTTGGGCCGAGATCAGGCCGCAGCCAGATCCGGCCTTCTCAAAGCCATAAATAAATGGTGCGCCAATGTAGGTGGCCGTATGCACATCCACATCGGTAAACAGCAGGTTGACGCCCTTGACGCGCTTGCCGGCCAGCAGAGTGCCAGGGGTGGCCAACTCAAAATCACCAGCCTGATTGGTGGCCGCAGGCGTCCAAACTGTATTGTCCTCTTGGTCGCACCACTGCACCTTGCGGGGATTGCCGCCAGCGCCAAGGGCAAACAGGATGCGCTCGGCAGTGACCAAGAGAGCCTTGTTGCCGGTTGGTGCGTTGGTGATAGCCGCTGCCAAGGTGGGCGTTGTAAATCCAAGCTGCCACTCGTACAGCTTGCCATCAGCGCTGGAACAGGCCACCAGATACTCGCCCCATGTGTCCAAGCTCCAAGTGGTGGCTGGGATAAGCCCACCCAAGTCAGGTCGAGCCACGCCATAAGCGTATGTGCCATAAGTGCCGTAGCCGTAGCCTGTTTTGATCGTGGCATCGGCAATGCCGGCAGTGATGCCGGTTGGTGTGATTTCCTTGAGTGTCCCCGCCTCGTTCATGGCGTACAGCTTGGATTGCGTACCGGCAGCAATGAATCGCTCTCCACTGTTGTTGCGCCAAGTGATAAAACCCCTGCACAGACCCGTCATCTGGCTTGCCGAGCGCTTCCTCCAGCCGCCCATAGGCCGCAAGGTGTTCTCGTACCAGCGCACCAGATTCGCGTCATACCAGCGGCCTGCTGCTTGGTACTCTGTGCCGTTCCTGTAAATGCCTGGTGGTAGTTTTAGTGGGATGTACATGGCTATATGGTCGGTAGGTTGGACACAAAGCTCATCGTGACGATGGCCGATGGCACTGCTGGTCGTGTTGGGCTGGCACTGGTCCCAAAATGCTCAATACTTACACCAGTGTTTTCAGTTCTCCACATGATCTCAATGTAATCGTTTGAATTCATGCTTACAAAAAAGTTCAATGCAGCAATGATATGGCTAGGATCACCAGTACCTTTTCTTGCTACTAAGTGAAATCTGCTGTTTGAGTTGTCAATGTTTGTACCATTCTTGCGAAACCAAATATCCACATCTTGACCATCGTTTGTGGTGTTTTTTAGTTGAATGGAAAACTGCAAGTTCCAGATTCCAGAGTCGGCCACTGTGATTCGACTGTTGCTGGCTATTGTCACGCCATTGCTGAAGTCTGTCGTGTTGAATGTGACCGCATAGGCCGTGGTGGTGTTGGCCGCCGTCTGGTCGGTTGAGTCCTGAAACGCCCCGTGCGGATTGTTCATAAACTTGCCGCCCCTTGGCCCAAACAGTGAGCCAAGGACGGAAGTCAGTTTTCTGGAAAAAATGTTCAGTGCGCCGTTGTTCTCGTTCAAGTTCCGGCGTTCATACACCTCTGGTGGATAACCCAGAGGTGAGAGTGAAGGCGTCTCTAATTGTTGCTTGACATTGGCCATGACATGATTATTTCACTTATGCCATGTCTGCGCCTACTTTGCCAACTTCAGCAACCCTGCGGCTCCAGCCCTTGCCAAAGGTTGGCCAGTGGGGCAGATCCATGAGGAATGACAGCCTGCGCTTGCCATAATCGTCAACCAGATCGCCCTCAAATGCGGCCACAGCCTGCAAAGTCTTTGGGCCGATGCCGCCGTCAGGATCAACACCTACGCACGCTTGCAGCCACTTGGCAGCCCGACCTGGGCCGCTGTTCACCGCCGCATCGAACACCACATAGTCCACGCCAGCCGGTAGCTCATCGCCCTTGACCTTGTCCCAATACTTGGACTTGTACATCGGGCCGACAATCTCGGGGGTCAGGCCGCGCATGGTTTTTTCATCCACCTCATGCCCGACCCACTCCTCCCAGACCTTCTTGGTCACGCCGAGGTTGGTCATGCCGCCAGGGTCTGACGGGTGGTTGACAAAGCCGCCCTCGTGGTGGAGGACAGCAGCCAGTGCGGAGTCAAAGTTTTCTTTCATTTCACTGGCCCTGCCTTAGAGAGTAAATCGGTCTTGGCCTGTGAGCCAGCGGATGATCCAAAGTAATAGGCAATGATGCCCGTCCATGCCGTGCCAAGGCTGCCCAGCATCATCAAGATAGCAGGGTTAGCGCTGTCCACTTTGCCAATAAACATCATCACCATGATGCCAAAAAAGCCCACTGTAACCGTACCAGCAAGTACTGGTGGCATCAGGCTGCGGGTGGTGGCCTGCATCTCCCGCGCAGACTTCCTGTCCTCAACCTCCAGCTTTTCAAAGTTGAGGCCAAGCTCTTGCGCTTGCTTTTGAAGTTCAATCTCAGCCATCTTGACTTGAGCAATTTGCTCTGCTGACAGCTTGTTGTTGGAGATCAGGTCGCCCACCTTGTCGGGGTCAACACCGATGGCTTTTGACACAACAGAAACGGCCATCCCAGCCAGTGGCCCTCCAAGCGCCGTGGCAATTGTCGGTGCAATTTGTTTTAACCAGTCCATATTGTTAAGTCCTTTTTTTGCTCAGCATCGAAGCAGCGATCTGCAACATTGCATGAGTCTTCTGTAAATTATCTGGTGGTGATGCCCACCCGACTGTGATCTGCCCAACAAAGCGACCAGCCTCTGGCTGCACAGAAATGCGGCATGTGTAGCCCACACCCTTTTCAATGTACCAGATGCCCATCTCGCTCTGTGCGCTGGTGTACTCTCCGCATGGAATCTCATTAACCAACAGCTTTGTTATGTCTAGGTTGTTGCTTTGGTTAGCGCTAAACAGACCTACATCCAGACCATCCATTGCTTTTTCCCGACCTTCCCGTGTGTAAGCTCTGTAAACAATGCGAGTGCCAAACATGGGGTTAACTTTAAACACTGCCACCACGATAGCACCAGACTGCTTAAACAGATGCGCCGCTGCATCCTCCACTCTGTCTTCTGCAATCGTTGGAATCTTTTTGGACTCCTTGTAAGTGCCAATCAGCAGCTCTTGGTTTGTGTAAACAAAGTACCCTGCAAAGGTCAGCACGGCCAAAAGTATCAGAGCAAACAACCGAAACGGCGATGTGCAAAAAGCAAGAATTTTATCCACTAGGGCAAGGCGATCATCTGCCATCAGCACTTACCTCCGCATTCATCACCTGAAAGATCATCCAACCCATATTTGAATTTCCTACAGAGGGGTTTTAGAAATAATGAAATCTACGATTCTTTTGGAGTCATTGACAGGCAAGATGTAGAGCAGGTCTAAGAACCAATCAATTGCAAGAGCACCAGCGCAGCACTTGATAAAACGATCAACCCCAAGTCGCCAGTCATCGCCAACATCAAACCACTTGAGCAGACCGAACACATCAACCGCACCTTCCTGTTTTTTCGCAGAAGTCTATGAGTTCGCCTACGCCAAAAATTGCAAAGACCGCTACAAGAAAAATAAACACTACGGCAAAAGCAATCTCAACAATCTCTTGTTCTTTTTCTTTGCGCTTCTTCTCATCTGCTTTGGCTTGTCTTGCAAGGTGGGCGTCTTCCCTGTCCATCTCCGCAGCTCTAGCCTTGATCCGATTCCAAGTCAAAATATTTCCGGTCTGCATATACAAGAGTTCAAGCTCTGATTCCAGCTTGGCGGTCTGCATGAGCGCATTTTCGATCTGCATTGCCACGCCAAAGTTGGACTTGTTGCCTGACCTCTTAGTCTCAACCATCGCCTTGGTGGCCTGACTTTTGGCGTCATACATGCGGCTAATCATCACGCCCAACCCGCCCAGGTCGTTGGCTACTGCCGCTGCCTTGCGCACAAGTCCTATGGCACTTTGCAGACCAGCGAGGGCTGTAATCGGATCGATCACGATTTCTTCTCCCGCCACTTTAAGCACCAAACCAAGAGCCTATCAGATGACCATGACCACCTCACGCACTCAAAGGCCGGTGCTGGTGCTTGGACTGCCGGTGGTGGTGGCGGCAGGGCGTCCATGATTACATCAGGATTTTCTTAAGCATCTCAGCGGCAAAGCCTGGGCCAAGCAGCGTGACCGCAATCAGCGCGTAGAGGATGTACTCGATGCGAGACATCCGCTTGCTGCCTGATTCAAAACTTTTTTGAATGGCCTCGTATCTGAGCGAGCAAATTTTTTCGTGCTCAGACAGCTTGGCGTCTGTTGCGTCTATCTGGTTCATGTCGCCGCTGCTTGCAGAGGGGTCAGGTCTTCCGTAGTCCAGAAGTCCTTTGCCAGCATGATGACCAGATGCTCTTTGTTGCGGGACAAGCAATCTGCCCAATCAGCGTCAAGCATGCCCTCTGGCTTGCCAGCATTGATGAGGGCTACGCTGTCCATAGCGGCAGAGTAGTGCTTGGCAATTTGTTGTTCAGGTGTTAGTTCGTTCATTTCAGTTTTCTTCAAGTTGTTTTACACGGGCAGTAAGTTCTTTGATGGCGTTGACCAACACAGGGATCAATGCTTCCCCCGTATATCGTAATTTTTCTGAATCTTCGTTATCAATAATTACTGGTTGGTTTCCTTCTAATTCAAGAATTTCTTGAGCCAAAAACCCATAACGTAAATTACCATGCGGCGTTTCATCTTCTCTTGATTTTTTAAATTGGTATTTAACAGGATGCAATTTATTTACAAAATTTAAACCTATATTTAAATCAGAAATATTAGTTTTATCTCTTGCATCAGAAAGAACAGTCCAAGATACTTGAACGTATGCATTTGTTGTGGATGTTGTTCCTATTGCAACCCTGTCATTTCCTGTTGTTACATCATAAGGTGGGCTATATGTACCACTACTATTTAATGCCCCAAGCATTACATTGCCACTTCCAGTTGTAGCATTTTTACCAACAGAATGTCCAATAAATGTATTATTTGCCGCAGTTGTGCCGCTATACCCCGCCTGATAACCCACAGCGGTGTTGTTTGCGGCGGTGGTGTTATTTTGCAAAGAGCCTTGACCAACGGAAGTGTTTGAACTTCCAGTAGTATTTAAATACAAAGCAGTGCGCCCAACAGCAGTATTGTATGAGCCTGTCGTATTTGTAGTTAGTGATACTTGACCAATGGCTGTATTTTCTTGACCCGTTGTGTTGGCGTACCCCGCCTGATAACCCACAGCGGTGTTGTTGCTGGCTGTGGTGTTAGCTTGGAGGGCTTCTTGGCCTATGGCGGTGTTATTTGAGCCTGTTGTATTTGCGTACAACGATAATCTTCCCATAGCATTGTTATAGTTGCCTGTGGTATTAAAAGCAAGAGAAAATGCGCCAATAGAATTGTTGTAAAAGCCAGTGGTGTTAAGTTTTTGCGATTCTTTTCCAACGGCAACATTTTGATTGCCTGTTGTGTTGCTGTAAAGAGCCTGATAGCCCACAGCGGTGTTGTCGCTGGCGGTGGTGTTGGCGGCTAGAGCGTTAGCACCAAACGCAGTATTGGTTGCGCCAGTTGTATTCTGTTCTAAGGCCGACCTTCCTAATGCGGAGTTATTTGTTCCAGTTGTGTTTGCAAATAAAGACAAATAACCCAAGGCACTGTTGCTACTGCCAGTTGTGTTTGCGTCCAATGAATTTGCGCCAACCCCCGTATTGCTTGCCCCACTAGTATTTGAGTCAAGATTGTTTGTGCCGATAGCAACATTGTTTGCGCCACTTGTATTAGCCGCCAAAGCACTTGCACCCACCGCAGTGTTGGTAGACACAGCACCCGCGCCACGGCCTACTGTGAGTCCTTGAACAGTCGTTGCCGTGCCGGTGACAGTCAGCGTGCCAGCCACGACCAGTGTCTTCCCAGAGC